TATTCCTATTTCGCCGAGATTTTCGTGTTATAGATAATACCGGTCTTATTCAATTCAGCAAACAATGTAAGAATCTATATTGTTGTTTTATTTTTACGCCGGAACAAGCCAGCAAGGCAAATGCGTATCGGTCTACCAATGCACTACAATTTATGATTGAAAGTTTGGACGATTTACGCAATGAAATTCACATACATGGTGGAGAACTTTATTTGTTTCATGGGACAAATAGAAATGTATTGTCTAATATAATTAGACATTGTACTATTCATTGTATAGGGTTTAATAAAGATTATACTCCATATGCAATCAAACGCGATCGCGAAGTTACATTATTATGCGAAAAACATTCCATTGATTGTCTCACCTTTAGTGATTATTATTTATTTGAACCCGGGACCATATTGAATGGTCAGGGTGGATTCTATAAAAAATATACGCCCTTTTTGAATGAGGTCATGCATCACAAAGTCGCCCATTGTATTAATCAGCGGGTTACCAATTTCGCAAAACGGGCGTTCCCCGAAACCATCACTATACAAGAAGCATATCGCCTATTTTTGCCACATAGAAATCCCGATATACTCGTGAATGGAGGTAGACCCGAAGGCATATTATTACTACGACGGGCATTAAACGAACAAACCCATTATGAGGAAAAACGCGATACTTTAACTTATAATACCACATTCTTATCGGCCTATATTAAATTCGGGTGTGTATCCATACGCGAGGTATATCATGCATTTGTGAAAAAATTCGGGAAGAACAGCGGTTTGATCCGCGAATTAATATGGCGCGAATTCTTTGCATCGGTATTGTATGGATTCCCCGAAGTGGTAGGCCAATCCTATCAGCCCCGCTATAGAAGTATTCGTTGGAATAATAATATATTGCATTTTAACAAGTGGAAACGGGGTCTCACGGGTTACCCCATAGTAGATTGTGGAATGCGACAAATGAATGCCACGGGTTATATGCATAATAGATTGCGTATGATGACCGCCAGTTTCTTAATAAAGGTATTGCTGATTGATTGGCGTTGGGGGGAGAAATATTTTGCGCAGCAACTCACCGATTACGATATTGCCAGTAATAATGGGAATTGGCAGGGGATTAGTGGTACCGGGGTGGACATGAAACCCTATTTCCGTGATATGAATCCATACATTCAATCGGTGAAATTTGATAAAAATGCGGAATTCATTAAAAAATGGATACCGGAATTGGCAGGGGTTTCCCCGGGTGATATACATAAATGGAATGAAAGTTGGAGTAAACCCGAATATGCGGACATCAAGTATCCACAACCGATTGTAGATTATTATGATCAAAAGGAAAAAATGTTGGCATTATACAAGAATGCGTGAGAACATTCCATTGTACTATACAATATATTGTATTATAATATAATATATTGTGATCATATATGCATTGGACATAATATTATGGTTAAATATCTAATGAAACGCGATTTTTATCGGATCTATTCTTTCGGCGTCCTTTTTGAGGAACCGATGAATTCTGTAAATCTTTCAAAGAGGAAATAGAAATCATAGAATCATCTTCTCTAATATTCGGTTCACTCACTTGAATGTTCTCAAACGACGGCATGGGAGGATTATTCGTTTTCGGTTTTAATCCCGCCAATATATTATCTATATCGGTATTCTGTGGACCACGCATTTCGGGTCTTGGTTGTGGTTTCGGCGGAGCTGGGGGTGTATTAATATCGGAATATGGATTTAATCCAACCCCTTGTTCTCTAAACATGGCACCCCGTGCGGCATTAATGTCCTGGCGGTTGCCCGGATTTTGGGTATATGTCATGGATGGACGCGGGGGTGCAGGTTGATTCTTCGTTTCTACGGGTTTCGGGGGTGGACCATATGAGGTATTAATATCATCGGGTTTATTCATCATATTGCTGGCAAATGCAAACCCGGGCGATTGTTGACTCATACTACTCACAGTTGCATTTGTAAACATTTTCATGAGTTCCGGACTCTGTTTAATCACATCATTGAATCCGGGGGTTGCACTGGAAAGTGCTTTATTGGTGAAATTGACAACGGCGGCGCTGAATCCAATACGTAATAATAATGACAATTCGGGGGATAATTTACCGCCTTTATATTTATCATGTAATTCCGAAAAGATTTCTTCATAACTATCAATATCCTCGGATATTTGTTCTCCCCATCCATCTAGATTAATGTCAAATGGATTGAATGCGGCATTCGCATATTCCACAGAATTAATAAATGTCATAAACCACCATCCCTGTAATTTAATACTGTCCTTTTTACGTTTATCTTCTAATGCGGTTTCATATTCATCTTCAATTTCTTCATATGCAGAATCGCTATTGAAATGAGTGATATTTTTGATGAGACCTTTTTCATACCATTCTTCCAATTTCTTTATCATCATTTTCTTTTTACGTCGTTTTTCGCGTTCGGTCATATTCGCAGATCCTGCATAAGATGGTTTATCGGCGGGAATATCATTGAATTTGGAAAATCCATCCCATGTTTTCGTTTTCCCCTCACTTTCTTTGGTGGCTTCGCCTAATTTGGAATCATTTTTCTCATATGCAGGCGCCGAAGCCGGTGCGGATGTGGTCCCGGAACTGAATCCAAATAAATTGGATGCAAATCCGGCAATACCACCCCCGCCTCCTACATTATTGATGGTTTTCGTAGTAGAAGAAGAAGAAGAAGAAACCCCCGATAAATTATTCAATTCATTTTCCAAATTATCAAGTTCTCCTAAATCAATATTTACATTGTTATTTGAACTGCGTTTTTTATCATTCATCAATAATTCAATCCCTGGACCGAAATTGGAACTACTACTGGATGAGGAGGACGAGGGCAAATTATCCAATTGAATGGATATAGGCTCTAAATCAGATAGTCCAATATCAATAGTCTCCATAATTATATTAATTATACAAATTATATCTTTATATTCTACGAATTGTTTTTTACATTGTTTATGTTATTTATTTTTGTTTTGGATAACATTGTGAAATATCTATTTTACATTCTTCATTATAGTGAATTTTATGTTTACTATGGAGATACCAAATACCTTGTAAGAAACAATCCGCCAAATCGTCCTTCTTTTTACAATTTATTTTATCCACCCACATAGATAATTGTGTATTATTATTCAAAAAATGAGAACATACCATAATGCCATCCTTCTTGTTACTTTTATAACTAGATTCATCCATGTTCTCTACATCTGTATTACGTAAATGAGTAAAATTCTTTAATTTATTAAATGAAGAAACAAATTCTATATGAATAGATGGAGAACATTCAGTCTCTTTCATAATAAAATATTGAGCCAACATTCCTTGTATCGTTTTCATACGATTGGCAATCGGGGATATTTGATTTTCAATAATAACATGGGTTACCCGATGAATATCCGGTATTTTGTCTAATAATGTTCTCATGTTACGTCCAATAGATATAAGTCCTGTTTCTCCGGCATTTTTTGTTTTCATTTCTTTTATTGGTTCTAACATTTTATTATAAAGGTTTTGGAGAACATTCAATAATGCCGTTTTCGTGCTATATTGAATTGCACAATTGTTCTCATCTTGTGTAATTAAATATTGATTACATAATGATTTTAATTCTTCTAATTTCTTTTTTTTCAATTGACTTGGAGAACATTCTTTGTTGTATTGTATGTATACATTTTGGGATTTACTGTGTTTTTCACAATAATAATGATCATGTTTCGCATATTTTGCCGCTTTCCCACATTCTTTGGGATCCTCTGTAAGAATAGAAGCCTTCTTCTTTGGTTTCTTTTTATTTAGAATACAATTACATTTTGGATTTTCACGTGTTTCATCCATTAAATTGAGAACATTCCAATCTTTTATTAAAAACCCAACTTCATGGCCAACTTCATTGATTTCAAATATACAATAGGACATGTTTTTAATACCCACATCAAAGCTAATAAGATTCATTATTCATATTATTACACATTATTTCTATGTTTATTGTATAAATTATATAGTAAAAATGTATTATATAATTTATAGTTTCATGGAAAATCATTTTACATCATATGGGATAATAGAAAGTGAGAACATTCAGCAATATAAAATTATAAAATGTTCTCGTGGGATGCAAAAAAATGGAAACACATTTGAATATACAGATTTTATTGCAAAACCAAACGACATATATCGCGGTTGTATAAAATGTATAGACGGACACTATTATCTGTATATGGGATATATTGCACGTTTAGAATATGAATTGTATATTCCCATTCACATATCCAATGAGAATGCTATAAATATTATTCCTAGTGGATCTGTATAATTTTTTTGTAAATATAATTATATATATCATAGTGTGAATGCCATCAAGTTCAACTTATAAAAATATTCGCACCGGAAATAAAAAGTATTGCGTGGATGTCTACAGTGGATGTACCAAAGACAATATTCCTGTAATAAGCTATCCTTGTCATAATGGAACCAATCAACAATTTGCATACAAAAAGGGGACAAAACAAATAAATATAAAAAGTTCAAAAAAATGTTTAGACGTAACCAATAAAAATCGTGTAGTGCAAAATAAATGCAATACACGAAAAAAATCGCAAAAATGGAATTATAATCCAAAAACAAAACAATATACATCCATAAAAAATAAAAAATGTTTAGACGTAAATGCAAATAAATATAATAATGGACAATTGATTGTATATCCGTGTCATAATAGAAACAATCAAAAGTTTACATGAACAATCGTAATCGTTATGATTTATTTTTGCACTGCCTTGGATTCGTACATCAATAGCTGTTCTTGTGTTATGGTAGGTGCAATTTTTCGGGAATTCAATTGTTCTCGTGACAAATATCTCTGCTTCAAATCCGTGTTTTCTATACCAATGACATGATTATTATCCATATAATTTGCATATAAATAGGGAGGATTGTAGGGTTTATGAACGGATACTGGAGTGGGTTCTACAATTCTACTATAGTAACCCGCATCTGTACATGCTTCTGTAAAATTATAATGGATTATTTCTTTGGCATTCTGTGTTAAATATTGACGGTATTTCCAATTGGATGTGATTCCACTGTTTTTCAATATATTGTTATTGATCACTTCGTTGGATTGATAGGAAGATATCAATGCACGGCCATCCGCCATGAGTGGTGGAAATGCCGGATATTTATTATTTGTATTATATCCTAAAGTAGATTTGGGTAAAGTTTCACGTACGCTAGGATATTCACAGTTTAAATTGCTGCCTCTATTCAAAAATGAAAACATTATATATTGTATTATATATATAATATTTATTTATTTATTCAAAGTTCTCCAATAACTATATTTGTAAAAACTTTACAATGTGGATTTTTACAAATAAAATGGAAATTTTTCATTATAGATTATTGTCTTGATGAAGGGTTAATAATTTTATTAAATCATTCTTTTTTAGTTTACTTGTATCTGTTGCAATTCCTTTGGAAACAACAACTGCCTTTAATTGATTTACATTCATGCGTTTGTAGGATTCCTCCTTTTCTTTTACGAATGAAGATACTGGGGGTTGTTCTATTTCATCTATTACTGCTTCTTCAATGGGTTCTTCTTCTATAGTATCCATGTTCTCCACAGTTTCTATGATCTCATCCATGGTTTCGGTGATTTCATCATTATCTAATTTGATTACAACGGGTGTATCCACTACTTCATTTACAGTCAATTCATTTTCATTAGAAACTTCGTCTTCACTTGACAGTTCGGATTCTTGTGAATCCATGTTCTCAACGGATTCCAATGTATCCACATTTTCAATTACATCATTATAATTGATTATTTTAATGTTATCTGTGGTATCCACTCCAGTTGATTCTGGAATGTTATCTTTATCCGCAAGTCCGTCCTCATCATAACTTCCTTCTTCATCACTCTCTGTATAATTATCTTCATCACTGGATTCGTCATATTCACTCACATCATTTGCATTTGCGGGATATATTGGTGCAATAGTGTTATATAAATCTTCGGGTTTTAATATTATTGCAGGATTCGTTTTAGAATATGGATTCACATCTGGACTTAACATGGGCATGCTTCCCATACTGTTTTGTACTACCATCCGTTTTATATTTGTCAACTCTTTCACTACCCCGTTTACAATTTCAAACATAGTTGTCCCTTTTTGTTCTAATGTACAAATACGTTGTTTAAAATGATAGACGAGCAATAGAATGAGAACGAAGGTTATGCCTAAACTTATGAAAAAAAAGGTTTCAATGAAATTAAAAAACCCCATATTACTTTTATTATACAAATTATTTGTATATACTAAACGAAATTTTGTTTTATATTTTTTATATTTTATACAATTTATACAAATTATACAAATAACAAAAATATAAAACTACTATATATAAAATGGATATTTCAAATGAACAAAATGAACCCGCGACTTCTTCGTCCGGATACAGTAAAAATTTTATTATAGGAGTTCTTGTTTTTATACTGGTTTTATCTTTTTTAGGAATAAACTTGTTATATTTATCAGGGAATGTATTAGATTATTTGAATAAATTGTTTGGTCCATTTGTTTCAAATCTGTTGTCTTTATTTGGATACACTGCAGGTACTGTTATCAATAAAACCGCAGATGTAGTTGGAGATAGTGCAATATTCAGTATTGATGTTGCACAAGATGCGGTACAAAATATAGGAAACCTATTGAAAAAATCAAGTCAAGATTTAGATACACAAACGAAACAATCATTGGATTCTACAATCAATACTGGAATTCAAAAACCAGTAGAACCATCTGCATCGGATTCTAAAAATCCCATACAAAATCCCATTTCATCCAAAAAATCAAGTTGGTGTTTAGTGGGAGAATATAAAGAAAAACGCGGATGTATTGAAATTGCAGAGGGAGATAAATGTTTATCGGGACAAGTGTTTCCCTCACAGAAATTATGTTTGAATCCTACATATACCCCCAATATACAAAAATAATAAATTATGTAGAAGTCGGTGGAGGTACTTGTGATATTCCATATGTAACGCGATTTCTATAATTGTATAATGGTATAGCGGGATTTTCAAATAGATATATTGGTTTTCCGGGTACATCAGATGCAGTTGTGGATACGGGTATAGAACGCGTATCTACTGTACATTGCTTGTATGCTCCTCTCATGATTTGACTAAATACTTCTTTTTTTGTAGGTGCATTTGTCTGTGTATTCGTTCGTGTAGAATTATATTTTAATATTTCGGCTTTGCGACGCATATTCAATTGGTCTTGTGTGACGCTACCGGTATAAGGTGTTTTTTGTAATTCAAGACGAGTTCCAATCGTTTTCATACGATCTGCAATTGCTTTTGCACGTAAAGTGCAATAATCAGGAGTTGTAGTCGTTGCCATATATTATATATCAATATTATATAATATATTTATTGTTTTGCATATATTTTTATGCTCTAACTAGTGTACCATGATCTAGACAAATAACTGTAATATCCAAGATTAGAAAGGGGGACATTTCTGCGTAATTCGGACACATTTGGTCCTCCTAATATAATGTTATTGATTTCATATACATTGAGGGCTCTGTCATAATACAATAAATTGGAAAGATAGCCATTGAATCCTCCATTTTTACCAACCAATACATCATTATAATTCTGTTTGGGTACGCTTGTAAACACATGGCGTTGTGCAACACTACCATTAATGTATATGTCCATAATATTGTTTTTAATACGCACTGCAAGATGAAACCATTTTTTTAGAGGAATATTTTGAATATCCACATATACATCGTTTCTCTCAACGGCATCCATATAAACGCGAAGAACAGGAGATCCAGAATCATTTTTTAAATATACTCCGGGGGCATTGTTCACAGTGGCAACTCCAGTAGTAGTATCATAATCATCATTGCCTTTATTGAACACATGATTGTATGTTGGAGAATTTTTTACACTATCAATCGTTAACCACACCGACCATGTCAATTCCATTCCATTGCTTTTATTATTTGAACGGAATACAATAGGATCTGTATTGGAATTGGGAGTTTGAGATATTGTTGAATCCGATGCCCCGGTTATTTTACCTTTCACTAAATAAGGTGTACGTGAGGGTTGTATAAAAAAGGCAATTATTTTCATTCCTAAAGCTACCAGTAATAAAAATGCAATAACAACTAATAATAAAAAAACGAATTTGGCAATCATTGTATTAGAGTTTAAAAATTCTTCACTCCCATTGACTGCGGATTGGGATGAAAATGCATTTAATGATGAATTAATAGATTCTTTTGCGGCTTCCACGGTGGATGATACTGTATTTATTGCATTACCTACACCTTCTGATATTTGTTCTGCATTTGGAACATTGTTTCTTAATGTTTCTACTACATTATTTGGCGCTTGCATTTATATATGATATTATAATATTATATATACAAATATACTACATAAATTATTTATCACAAATGAGATGGATTGATGGGGAATCTAAACCTCTATATTTCTAAATTCTATTTTGCATGTTAGATTGGTTTCATTCTTACAATATAATTATGAATATTATAAGAATGTAAAATGGAGTTATACTGGAATTTGTCCTTCAAAGGGTTTAACCCTTTCCCTAAACAAATAATTCATATACGTTGAGTGCTCTTTCGGGAACTCCAAATATGGTCTTATTTTTTAGTGAAATGTCTACCTTTACCGGAACAATCCCGCGATGCGGGTTTGTTCAGGTAAAGGGTTAAAATAATTTATATGTTTTTTGTACAATAGAATCCTTTGTTACTGACATGGTTATATTATAATTATAATCAGATCCCATTGGGACTCCTGTTCCAGGTCCTAATAAATACATATTCCATGCACTCCGTGGATCTAATGGAGATGGGCTTCTTTGAAATTTTGCTAAAAATATATCGTTTTTATTTACACTACTTCCAAATGTAATAGATGAGCCCGATGCAGGCAAATCAATGGAATCCGGTTGATATGATTTTATTAATTTTCCATCCAAATAGAAATCCAATACATTACCACTTTTACTTATAGCAACATGTACCCATTTTTGAATAGGAAATGTAGATGTAATAAGTACAGATTGGCTTGAAGATGAACTTTTATAATTAAACGATAATTTTTGTGTAGTAGAATCCAGTGTTAATGACTGATTATCATAAGTGAATAATGTTTTAGGGTTTGTATCCCATATGTTTACATATACCCATGTGGAATAATAATAATTGGGTGATGTTGGTTTTGATATATTATCCGATGTAATAGGGGAAACGGATGTTTTTAAATCCAGAATTCCAGTTGTAGAACCCTTATTTAAATAATACAAAATAACAAATAGTATCAATAATACAACAATAATACCTAAAAATATAGTAAGAATTGTCATAATATAATATATAAATTCAAAATAAATTATTTTGATGAATAATATTATATTGGAGGGTTTTTGAATACATATTTATTATATAATCGGGCAATTTGTGTTCCCGATAAATTAGAAGAATAAAATTGGACATTGCAAATAGAACCGTCCAATCCATTTGTTTCACCTAAAATAAATTTATCGTCATTCAATACATCCGTTTTTGGTATATTCTCACCAGTAAATGTAAATTTATTACTAAATGTACCATTTACAAATAAATCACAAGTGTCCTCATAATAATTGAATACAAAATGATTCCATTTTTGAAAAGGAAGATCTAATGTAATACTACGAGCTGCATCTTCGCCATCATTTGTGAAATATACAACATATTTATTATTGTTAACCGTTAGCTGCGGTTTACCCCCAGAATAATTAAAAATGTTCAACTGACTTCGCATAACATTTGTTGGATTCACATATGCCCAGAAACTAATAGAATAATAATTATGAATATATTGAATCTCTTTTGAAATTCCACACGAAGTTTTTTCGTAATTTTTATTTAAAGAATCTTTTTTTGTCAAAAAATTCTTTGTAGAATCATTGGAATATATTATAAATTCTTCATTTAAATAGCGAGGTTCATTCAATAATAAATGTTTATTTTGACTCATTATTATATCTATCAATTTCTCTGCATAAAAGTATAATAAAATAAAAATAATTTCAATAATAAAGAGGATGAATATAATGTGGGGTGTAAGTTTCAACTCTTCTTTCAAATATTCTACAAGATCTCCAAACAAACATGGAATATAAAAAATGATATTTACTATAATCCCACTTACGCCTGTAAGTTTTTCTAATTCGTTTTTTAAAACATAATATACAATGGCGAATCCAATAATGACAATCGCCGTTAATAGAATAGAAACTAAATAATTAAATACAATGATTGTAGATTTACTAAACTTGGGGGAAAATGTGACAATCAAAAATAAGAACACCAAAACACCCGCGATTCTTAATATAGAAACCGCCAAATCCGAATTTAAATTCATCCCAGTATATCCCGCATAAAGTGCAAATAAAAATACAATTAATAAAATCACATACATATACATGCGACTTGCCAATAACTTGCCACTATATGCATATCCCAAGAACACACCAACAATGATTGGAAATAAGGTAAAGAAGGAGACATCGCGTATCATCCTTTTGGTGAATTTTGTGTAGGAGGATTCTTTATCATCTTTAAAACCAATTGTTTCCAATATATTTTTAATGGTATCATCAAAAGTATATTCGGTACTCATGTATATTGTTCTATTATATTATAACTATAAATTTTCTATGGCAGTTTTTTCTCCGTGGCAGTCTCTACATAAAGCAACTAAATTGTCAATGTGATTGCTTCCTCCATGTTCTAAACGTATTTTATGATCTACTTCAAACCATGCGGGTAACTGTTTTTTGCAATTTTCGCATTTCCAGTTTTGACTTGCCGCTACGAATTTCTTTTTGGTTTCACTGACCGACCGTTTTGTGGATTTTTTCCCCGAGTTCATAATACGCTGTTGTCCCGATTGTTCACGATTCATTGACAATACTGGATTATTATACTGGTTCTGGGCATAATCCTGTTTGGAAGTGAAATCTAAAATGGGGGTTAACATAGATGCGGTATTTCGGTCCACAGGTAAATATTTCAAATAATCGTTGGATGTTTTTATAATATTTTGCGCATGTGCGGGATTGCGTTTGAATAACCAATAAATCATGTAGGCGCCGACGGCAACACCAATCATTTGATAATATTTCTTCCACGACAATAACGTTTTTAATATTTTACCATCACTATAAATGTTTGCAATAATCAATCCTGCAACTAAAAACAATACAAGTTCAAATCTCATTATAATGTATTATAATATAATGAGAAAAGGGTCATGTCAATAAAAATAATAAATCATAAGAACCATCACCACAATGAAAATAAACAATATGACTTTTTTAGATAGTTGGAATTTTTCGCTAATAATGATTTCATTGGGTTTATAATAGGATTCATATATATCTAAACTTTCTAAATAGCTTATTTCTGGATGTCCTACTATATTGTTTATTTTATTATGTATGAAGGTTACCCATCTCATAAAGGATTCTCTGTTGTCTAAATAGGGAGTCACAGGATATTTATCTAATAATTCCGCGAATGTATCCCCAATATCATCATGTGGTATAAATAGAGGCATATTTATAATTAAATCGTAATATTTACGTTTTGTAACTGCATTTGGGTTATTTGGATACGAATGTGCAACACTGTGTAAGAAAAACCAATAATGCGGCCCCCATACAGTTGGATCTAATCTCATCTAGTATAAAAACGATATAAATATGTGGGTATATAATCATAAAGATTTGAAATTTTGAAAATGAATGAAATATATTGTAATAATTGTGGGAAACCCGGTCATATTTATAATCAATGTAAAATTCCTATTACGAGTTATGGTATAATTACATTTCGGTATAATCCACAAAAAGAATTAGAAGTGTTGATGATATGTAGAAAGGACACCCTGGGATATATTGATTTTATAAGAGGGAAATACAATGTACAAAATGAAAATTATATACTAAACATGCTAAAACAGATGACCACAAGTGAAAAAGAATCATTGCAAACACAGGATTTTGATACATTATGGAATAGAGTATGGGGGAATCATTTTGGATTGTCCAAATATAAAAGTGAAGAAACCATGTCCAAAGAAAAATTCGCAATATTGAAGAATGGATTATTTATAAAGAATAAAATGGTGGATTTGAATTCTTTAATAGAAGAAAGTAAAAAATATACACAATGGAGTGAACCGGAATGGGGATTCCCAAAAGGGCGCAGGAATTATCAGGAAAAGGATTATACTTGCGCATTACGTGAATTTTACGAGGAAACTGGATATAGTCCCAATTTATTGAAAAATATTCAAAACATATTTCCGTTTGAAGAAATATTTACGGGTTCTAATTATAAATCCTACAAGCATAAATATTATTTAATGTACATGAATTACGAAGATTCAAATAAAGATACGGTTTTTGAGAAAACGGAGGTGAGTAAAATGGGATGGAAATCGTATGAAGATTGTTTACGAATTATAAGACCATATAATTTAGAAAAAATACGATTGGTAAATAATATATTTAATTGTCTTACAAAATGTAAATTATACAATTCCTAATTCGTAAATATGCGTCTAATATATAATACAAATTCTTGTTATATATTAGATAATGCAAAATGAAATTTCATCTAAAAAAAGGTGTCCAAACAATACTCGCCGTAATCCAAAGACGGGTATTTGTGAACCATTAACAGATATTACAAAAATGGCAAATAAGAGGAGACAAAAAACAAAACGGTCAAGAATGAACACTATGCCAAGTATGGAAGAGAAAATACCTACACCTTCGCGTCCTTTAGAAATAAAGGAATTGGAGAATACTACAATTACAGAAGAATATGTACCATCCAATGTTCTCCCCGTTTCCAATAAAATTCCAAATTCACTTCCTGTGAATATTCCTATTGGAATCAAAAAACGATGTCCCAATGGTACTCGTCGCAACCCCAAGACGGGTATTTGTGAAAATATACGAATGAAAAGTCCTAAAAAGTATAAAAAGGTGACATTTACAGAACCACTTATTGTACCCGCCGCCACTACCGAGCAAGTGGTGGATTCCTCTACCGAAACTGTGAGTGCAGAATTGCAGTCAACTTCGCCACCTGAACTACCCAGTGAACCTATTTCCGAAGGGGAGGGGAAGGAAGTGGCGGCAGCGAATGCACTTGCGGAACCTACCGAGCAAGTGGTGGATTCCTCTACAGAAACTGTGAGTGCAGAATTGCAGTCCACATCACCACCAAGTGAACCTGTTACCGAGGAGCAACCCGTTGATTCTTCTACCGAAACTGTGAGTGCAGAATTGCAGTCCACATCACCACCCAGTGAACCAGTTGCCGAGGAGGAGGGGGAGGAGGCGGCGGCGAAGGCATCTCTGGTACCCCCTATTCCAGAAACAGAATCTATTCATCCGTTAGAAGATTTTACAGATCCAGAAAAGAATATTTATTTATTTAATAAAGAAAAAAAAGAATATTATGATGAATTAGAAAATCCAGATCGCGAATTTGATTTTTTATATCCAACATTAAACGATCCTCATTTCAGTTCCAAGATTGCAGCCAGAAAAGAATTCCTGGATTATAAATATGATGGCACTTATTTTGATACCATCAAAAAAATAAAAAACAATATTGAAGAATATGCCGAACAATTGTGTCACGTCCCATTTGAATTAAGTTCTCATCAATTGTTTGTAAAGAATTTTTTGTCTTTTCAAACCCCCTATAATAGTTTATTATTATATCATGGATTGGGTTCCGGTAAAACATGCAGTGCAATTGGTATTGCAGAAGAAACACGATCTTATATGAAACAAATCGGCATTAAACAGCGTATTTTGGTCATTGCATCCCCCAATGTACAATCCAATTTCCGTATGCAGCTCTTTGATGAACGCAAGTTAAAGAAAATATCCAGCACCGGATCTACAACGGATGATGTATGGAATATCAATTCATGTATAGGAAATTCTCTATTGAAAGAAATCAATCCCGCCAATTTAAAAGGACTCTCGCGTGAAAAGATAATAACGCAAATCAATACGATTATTAATACGTATTATGCATTTATGGGATATGGTCAATTCGCCAATTTCATTACAAATAAAATAAGAGTGAATGAAACCGAAAATTATACCGAAAAAGAGAAAAACGCACTTATTATTAAAAAAATAAAACAAAATTTCAATAATCGTTTGATTATTATTGACGAAGTTCACAACATCCGTTTGACCGATGAAAATAACAACAAGAAAACCGCCGTATTATTAATGAAAGTTGCCAAATACTCGGAGAACATGCGATTGTTATTATTATCCGCAAC